CTATATAAAACTTGCATATGATAAATTAAAAGTTGGTGGCAACTTATTCTTTCAGTTTGTTATTGGAGAGGAAAATTCTCCATACTCTTATCAAACATCCAAGTCTGAGATTGATAATATATTAAAAGAAATAGGATTTAAAAACTTAATCTTTACAAATCATATGCATCCGCAATGGATGTTTGTTAGGTCTACAAAATGATTAATGCATATCTTTACTCAGTTAAAGAAGAAGATTGTGCTGCTGATAAATGGGATTACGGTTTATTAAAACAATTTTTTAATAAAAACAAGATTAAACCAGACAGAGTGACAACTTTGCCTAATGTAGATAGAGCCTTTGTGGTAGTTCCTGGACCACAAAACGTAGATTTTGAAGATCAAATATCTGAAGAGTTAAGTAAAATAGGCAGGGTAGTTTTATTTATTACTGGAGATGAAAGTGCTACATTTAAAATTGATAAAATAAAACATGATAATATTGAGATTTGGATTCAATACCCGCACAGAAAACACTCACAATATAATAAGTTAGCGTTAGGTGTTCCACAACATCTATCAAATAATTTACCAGAGTATCAAGATAAATCTTATGATGTATTTTTTTCAGGACAAATAACTCATCAAAGAAGGCAAGAACTTGCAACTGTTATGCCTAATATACCAAACTCTTTTTATAATCCAACCAATGGGTTTGCAGAAGGACTAAAGCCAAAACAATACTACGACAAAATGTTTTTATCAAAGATTGTTCCTTGCCCTAGCGGAGCAATGGTTGTTGATTCATTTAGATTCTATGAAGCAATTGAGATGCTTTGCTTACCCATAGGAGATAAGTTAGATTCAAGAATGCAAAACACAGACTTTTTTAATTTTTTATTTGAGGGTAATCATACAATAAAAACTTTTGAAAATTGGCAGCAGTTGCCCGAATTGTTACCTGAATTATTAAATAACTATACATCTAAAATGCATCAAGTTGTTTGTTGGTGGATCAAATATAAAAGAGATCTTTTTATTGAGTTAATGAGGCAAGTAAATGCATAAAAGAGATATAACAATTGTCATGGCTACCTCTGTAATTCCAGATCACCCAAGTACAAATATGATAGAGCAAACAATTAGTGATATTCGTGTGCACTTTCCAGACAACGAAATTATTATGCAAATAGATGGTCTCAGAGAAGAACAACAAAACCGCAAAAAGGATTACGATGAATATAAAAATCGTATTTTATGGAAATGCTTGCATGAGGATAAAAACATATTGCCTTTTATATTTAAAGAGCATAGCCATCAAACCAACATGATGCGTCAAACAATTTCTGAAGTTAAAACACCACTATTGCTTTATGTTGAAGGCGATGCTCCTTTAACTCCAGATGTGGCAATAGACTGGGATAAGTGCTTAGATATGTTTGAATACAATAAGGCAAACACTATTCGTTTTCATTTTGAATCATTCATACCAAAAGATCACGAACACCTTATGTTTGGTTTAGAAGATGGGTTTATGAAAACCATACAATGGAGTCAGCGACCACATCTAAGTAGAAAAAAATATTATAAAGACATTGTGCTTCCAAGATGTAAGGATAAATTTTTTATAGAAGATACGTTTCATGGAGCAATTCAAGATGACATATCCCCATATGAAGTATTTAATCAAGAAGGTTGGGAGACACATAAACTTTGGATATATCATCCTGAAGGTAGTATTAAGCGTTCTTACCACTTAGATGGTCGTCAGGGTACCCGCAAATTTACGGTGGACGATGAAACTTGGGGGTATAAAGAATGAGACTGGGAATCATAGCAAGATCAGATAATACTGGCCTTGGCAATCAAACTAGAGAGTTAGTTAGCATGCTTAGTCCTGATAAGATTCTTTTAATTGACTCTTCCCCGTTTAATAATAATAAACAACATCCAGAGTGGTATGACCAATACAGTTGTATTAAGACACAAGGTTTTCCAACTGTTCAACAAATAAAAATGTTTTTAGGAGACGTAGATATTGTATTAAGTTGTGAAACTTTTTATGATCAAAATTTTATAAGGTTTGCAAATAAACGTGGCGTAAAAACTATTTTGCAATATAACTATGAATTGTTTGGCCACTTGTCAAACCCAGAACTGCCCTTACCAAACGTCTTACTATCTCCCAGTTTATGGCAAATTGAAACAATTCAAAGTATGTTTGGAGATAGAACAAAGGTAATTCATCTTCCACCTCCAACCACTCCTGAGTTATTTGCAACTGCAAAAAATAATAACATTTCTAAATCACACAATAGACTATTACACATTGCTGGAAAGAAGGCAGCCAAAGATAGAAACGGTACTGAAACCGTAATAAATATGCTAAAACACTCTAAAGCAGATTATGAATTAGTTATTAAAAGTCAAAGTGAAATAGTAACTAATGTAACAGATTCAAGACTAAAGATTGAAATTGGTAACCCAGAAAACAGGGAAGACATGTATAACGGCTTTGATGCTATGGTATTACCAAGACGATATGCAGGACTATGTTTGCCAATGAATGAGGCTTTGCTTTCTGGTCTTCCCGTTTTTATGACAAATGTTTCACCCAATAATCAGATCTTGCCACAAGATTGGTTGGTTGAATCAGACTCTATAGGAACTATTAGAACAAAAATTAGGATTAATTTGTTTGAAGCAAATAATGTTTTATTAGCACAAACAATTGATAAGTATATGTCTATCAATGATAAAACTAATTATAAGCAACAGGCCTATGATTTAGGGTTTAACAACTTTGCACCAACAATACTTAAAAATAAATACCTAGAACTTATTTCTCAAACTTAGTTTTTTTATCAAACTTAAATTTAAGTATTTTATTAAATATATTATTAAATGAACTGTCTGCACTAGACAAATAAGTATGATCATCTATGTTTAAATTATAAGACTTAAGAACCAATGGTCCAGAACTGTAAACTTTAACGTCATCCATTTGTGTGCCACCGACATCAAATTTGTTTCCATATATAGATCTCCATAAAAATTGATCTAAAAGTTCTAAGACTATCTTTAATTTTTCTTTTTCCATAATCATTGGTACGTGAAGTTCATAATCTAATGGGTTTTCAAATCCCAAGGCTTTAAGTTTTTTGTATGTGCCTGAAAGTTTTCTAGTGTACTGAGAATTACCGTTTAATTTTTGATATAGATTTATTTTATCTAATAGGAAGCCACTATGAAAATTTTCTATCTTATTTATTTTTTTAATAATATAAAAGTCATCATTCATTAAAACAAATGATTGTGATATTTCTTCTGAAAAACAAATTGTTTCTAAATTTTTTACAGCATTTTTATATTTTGATTCTTTTTGTTCTACCTTTATGTAGTTGCCTACATACCAATCAGGCTTACCACCAACCACCCATATGTTTGAATCTGGAAAACTTTCAACGACAGATCTAATAGAATACTTTAACTCTTCGTTAATGCCTTCTTTACATATGTATACAAAGTCCATAATTCCCCCGCTATAAAAAATAAAGAGGGCAAGTGTTTAATTTTGCCCCCTTTATCAAAAACAAACTACTTTTTCTTAGCAGCCTTCTTTTTTGCTGGAGCCTTCTTAGCAGGTACAATCTTGCTAAGTGCATCCGAAATTGCACCTGTATCTGGCAATACGCCAAATGACTTGTCGTTTGGATTTAACGCTCTCAATGCAACGGGCGCTATAGCAGCAACTAGTGCAGCCCATAGATCTTTTGGATCTGTTACGCCAGCCATATAAAGTGCAAACACTGCGCCAAGGACAGATCGTCCGTATGATGCAAGCATTGCCTTTGTCTTATCGTTTAGTAAGTTATTCATTATTCCTCCTAGGATATAATTTGTGTTAGTGTTTTATAGCCAATCCATAGACCAATAATTCCTGCGACTCCCGCAAAAACTGGTGGTGCTGGTACTGGCAATTTGAATGCAGCGAACACGACACCACATCCAAAACCTGTAATAATTGATAGTGTTATTTCTTTCATTAGTTGTATTCTTTTCTTGACCAAATTTGTTTTTTATATCCATCGGTCATAAATCTACGAACAGAATACCAAATCTTTTTATTATATGATTCATTATACTTACACTGTTCAGAATTCCAAGTATCTCTTTTTATAAACAACATTTGGTATATTGGAGTCCCTGCTGGTATTAATCCAGAAAAACCCTTTTTAAGTACAAACGGTATTGGACCTGTTAGTGGCCAACCATCTGTATCAATAATTCCATTATGCGTTATAAAGGGTAGATCAAACCTATTTGCTGGATGAAAGTAAAAAGTGCTGTAACCAGGAGGAGTTTTTGGTTCCCAAAATGTATTCCAGTGAAATTCTGTTTTATAGTATCCAGAAAAGTGTGGCATTGAGTTTGAAGATCTTGTGTCTTCTCTTCTTGTAGACAATGGTCTAAAATCACCACCCCATCTATAATTAATTACTGGATCATCCTCTTCCGTATTGCAATCAATATATACATCACACGGAAGTTCTTGTGTATAACCCGAAGTTAAAGAGTCTAGGAATGGCATACACTTTTTTGCAGTATAGTCACTTCCAAGCCCATCAATAGTTTTTACCTCAATTGGCATACTTTTAAACCAATCTGGGATATATTTTTTGCTTGATTGTGGTCTTGGAATACAAATCTCAGTGTCTTTATCTTTTGGTATAAATAATACTTTGTTGCTTTTTAATTT